CGATTCTGGCCTGCGCACAGTGGGCAACCAAGTGGTGCGTCATCTACACAGGGCGCACCACATCACATGAAGTTCTTGGCCACGAGTTGCGCCATTGTTTCGAGGGAGACTTTCACTCATGAGCGAGCGACGATACGTCATTCTCTTGGCCGTTGGCATGCTTGCGTGGGCTGCTCTGGCCTACATGATCCTGTCCCAAGCACCAAGGACCGACGACCCCACCGACTGCCGCGAGTTGGCGCAGCCCGAACAAGACAAATGCAAAGCACGGAGGAAATTATGAAAGACGAAGCATTGAAGTTGGCGCTGGAGTTTGCGAACGACATTCAGCGCGGCAAGTACAAAGGAAATGCTGAAGAAATCATCACCGCCATTAAGCAAGCCCTTGCAGCACCTGTGCAGGAGCGTTGGCATTGGTCTGATGCGCCAGTCAAAACTCAGTGGGGGGATGAAATGGTTGTGGCCGATCTTGCCATCGACAAAGACAACACGGTGTCTGTTTACTGTGAGCGTGACCAGACGGCAAAGGTCGAAGCCATGTTTGCCCAACCCGCAGCGCCTGTGCAGGAGCCTGTGGCGTGGATGCACTGGTTGAATGGCCCGTGCCAACTGTTCATGAACAAAGACGAAGCAATGATGGAGCTTGATCGACTCAATCGTGAATACCCAGTGGACAGCAATGCACGAAAGATGCGGCCACTTGTCTTTGGTGACACCACCCCACCCGCAGCACAACCAGCACCTGACTACGCTTGGCCAACTGTTGCCGACTACGAAAAAGACGTGGGCTTTGAAGTCAATGAAGCCTTCAAGGCGGCATGGAACATGGCCCGGACCACAAACGACCTGTTTTCTCAAATGGAGAACACATGAACATCACCATCTACACCAAGACCCACTGCCCAAACTGCACCACGGCCAAGCGGCTGCTGGACAGCAAGGGCATTGGGTACACGGAGGTATCGGTAGAAACCAAAGACGGCATGCATGCCCTCGTATCTCTGAATCCAGATGCCCGCCAGATGCCGCAAATCTTCATCAACGAACAACGGGTCGGCGGGCTCGCCGGCCTTCAAAACGCACTCAAGGAGTTAGGTCTATGACCGTCACAAGATTCGCACCAGTCAAGAACATCTTCACAGGCCAAGATGTCATCGAGGTTGTGCCCATCCCTGCGATGCCTGCGCGTGGGACCAAAGGCACGACACTGTACGATGACAAGTTCGACAAGCTGGTCAACTTCGACCAAGCCCTGAAGGTGCCGGAGTATGAATTCGGCGGCATGCGCAAAGCACTGCAACGCTACCTCGACAACAAGGGGCTGCGCAAGACCGTGTCCATGCGCCAGAAGAAAGACTCCCGAACCAAGTCATACACAATCTGGCTCATCAATGAGCCACCACAGGTGGTGATACCCAAGGAGAAGAAATGAACGACGAAGACCGCGAACTCGACTTGGCCTTGGCCGAGTGCGAAGCAGAGAACCGACTGTTGCGTGCCCGCAACGAACGCCTTGAGCGGGAACTGCTGGAACTGCGCCGCATCCTTGAGGATGACGGCAAATGAGAAAGCGCAGCAAGTACCGACCCAAGGGCGTCATACGTGACACCATGACATGGGTGCAGGCTGGCATGAAGAAGGTTGATGCAATCAGTGCGGGCACTACCCTGAAGATTCGCAACCACGATGCCATGAACACCCTGCGCCTTGGCACTGCCACCCGCCGCGAAGTTGACGCCATCATTGACGCCATGAACGTAGCAGAGGCGCTGTGTAAGCGCGGCACGGGGGAAGACTGGCTGCCTGAAATTCAGGAAGCTCAGAACAAGCTGTTGGAGCTGGCCCGTAGGGGCGTGGCCAACGACATGCGCTTCATCGTGCGCGGTGAAGAACTCAGAGCACTAAACCTTGGCATGGAGATTCATGACGCCCAACTCGAAGCCGTTACGGTGCGTGAGTTGGAAATCGCCATGTCCGACGTAATGGAAAACCTGCGCCTCAAAAAGATGCGCCACATCGTGGAGAAAGTATGAATCACACATGGCCTGACGGCACCCCCAAGTCAATGAACAACGCGTTCAACTGGCGCGAAGGCGTAGCCACTGCAACCCCCAAACTAGGAAGTCCCAATGCCCGATCCCTCGACATGCACTCCAACGGAAGCGTCTTCACCTACACCAAAGCCAAGCAAGCGTCGAACAAGTTCACAGGCGGCGTCCCGCCCAAGGGCAACAAAATGTTCACCATCAAGAAGCAGTAACCGCCAGTGGCCGTTCCCCACGGTCATCGGTACACTACCGTTCCCCGAAATCCAACTCCCACCAATCGAAGAAGCACTACTATGACGCAAATCGAAATGCTCCCCGACACCAAAGCCGACGACATTCAAGCAGGCGGCTCACACTACAAGGACATGGGCGTACAGCCGTGGACTGTTATGGAGGCCCTGCTCACCCGCGATGAGTTCATCGGCTACCTCAAGGGCAACCTCATCAAGTACGGCATGCGCCAAGGCAAGAAGGACTCGCCTGATGCGGAGAAGTGGCACCACTACAACATGAAGCTCAAGGAGATTCAACATGGCAACGCCTGAGTCCAAAGTCAAAGCCAAAATCCATGCGCTGCTCAAGAAGCACAAGGCGTATGCGGTCAACTACATTGGCGGTATCTCCGCCAACAACGGCACACCCGACATCCTTGCGTGCCTCAACGGGCGGTTCATTGGCATCGAAGCGAAGGCTGGCAAGAACAAGCCAACCGATCTGCAAACTTTGAACCTTAAAAGAATTGACGAGGCCGGTGGGCTCGCACTGGTCATCAACGAAGAGAACCTTGCCCAACTGGAGTTCATCCTTGAAGCCGCACACCCCCGATC